TAGGGCTTGCTTAACGCTGTGATAGCGCCAGCAACAACCTGAACGGGGCAAAGTGACTTAGGCTTGATTGTTTGACAAACAGTCTTGTAATCTAGATAAACGAGAGGCTCTCTCTTCTTGAGAACTACCTGTATATACGGGTTACAGGCTATCGTCCATTCCTTACCAGTCGCCTTACCTTCGTTGTCTTGTAATTCCTAAATTACCTTTTCTTGTGGATGCGAGGCTTAAAAAGCCAATTTACCTTTTCGTGTGGATGGGGTGTACCCACAAATATTCCACACAGCAACTACCCCCTCCCCCCCATACAACTGTATACACATACAGCAGGGTTTACCCTAACCTGTATAGATAACCAGCACTGTATAGGCATACAGCATAGGGTTTACCCTAGTTAATTAACCGACTGGTCGGTCGGGGAATGTCTATATAACGCAAGCACCATAAAAGGGTAACTCAATATAACCTTCAGCAATATTGAATTAGTTATAAAACATAACCATATAGATTACATTTATGCACCAATATAGATAGTTAGTGTGTGCTTACTTATACTTAGATGGTGCATGATTTTATGTGGTGAAAATACTGGCACAAATAAGGTGCAGAGATATTATGTTAAGTTATCGTAAGTCTTTGATTTTATTAAATATTTTGTAAATGGCTAAACTGGCATGGTATGTGCATAGTATTTATCGCTGGCAACAGCACATCTTTTTAACAGGCGTTACATCGAAAGGCGTTCCATTATGACAACATCTCTTACACGTGAGCAATGGCTCTCACAGGCCACTGAGGAACTCAGGGCACTGTTTAAACAGCATGGTGACACCATACCTACACAGGTGCGGTCATCGTGTGGCTTTCCCTCCAAATCAGCCCTTGCCAGTAAAAACCGCCGTATCGGTGAGTGCTGGTCATCTGCGGCGAGTGCTGACAGCCATGCTGAAATTTTCATCTCACCCACAATCAGCGACAGTGCTCGGGTGCTCGACATTCTGGCTCACGAACTTATCCATGCTGTTCACCCTGGTGATGGACACGGCAAGAAATTCGGTAAGACAGCACGTGCTATTGGCCTTGAAGGTAAACTGACAGCCACTGTTGCTGGCCCACAATTCACAGCATGGGCAGAGCCTGTTCTGGCTCGCTTAGGTGCTTACCCTCACGCTGACCTTGTGCCCTCAAATGCACAAAAAAAGCAGACAACACGTATGCTCAAATGTGTCTGTTCTGACTGTGGCTATACAGTGCGGGTTGCTGGTAAGTGGCTCGCTGATATGGGTGCACCTCACTGCCCTGAGCATGGAGAAATGAGCACTGAGAGCGTTTAAACAACTCAGAGGGAAGCCTGAAAGGGTTTTCCTGTGCGCTGTTGCACTATACCGAAAGGCGTTAATTTATGTCAGCAATTTTAGACACACCAAACCAGATTGAACAGTTCAGATTACACGTGCTGTTCAGAGGGCTGAAACTCGAACTCATGGGCATGAAAATGAGCAGAGGTGCATCATGCTACAAAACATTGAAGAGCATGGGTTTTACGGGCACAAAACAGCAGGTCTATAACTCACTGGCTGAGATGCTCGACAGGTCAACAGAGAGTGTTTAAACAGTTTATCTTGAGCCACTGTGACAGGGTGGCTTGTGATGCACTGTTGCATTATTTGAAAGGCGTTAACACAATGACACAAACCGCACAACGTGCTTTTGCACAATCTAAGGCAAAACGCCAACAACACAATATTGGACAGACAATTAAAACCTCTATTTTTGGGCGCATGGTAGAGGGCAAAATTGTTGCTGTTCACCCTTTTGGTGTTGTTGATATTGATATTGGTAAAGATTGTTTTTATCGTGTCTCTGGCTTATCTTTGGCAGAGGTTACACAATGAGACAATTATTTCTTGATTTATTACTGGCTGTGGGACTGGGGCTGGCTTTTGCTAGTCTGGCTCTGGCTTATTTTGATGTTTTAATTTGAAAGGCGTTAATTATGGGAGTTATTCAAGAAGCACAGGCGTTCTGGCCTGAAGATGAGGCGAGAGCACTCGCAGATTATGGGTTATTTATATTTGAAGATGAAGGGCACGACTACTACCATAAGTGGCTAATGAGTGAGCGTGACCACTTCTGGAACAAAGTATTTGAGCGTGACCTTAATATGATGAACAGGTTTTCCGACTTGTTTAATTCACTGACAGCCAAAACCACCAACTTATATATCTGAAAGGCGTTACACAATGACCACCGACACTTGCACCGACTTGGAAATCAAAACTACCATAATTGGCACAATCGACAATGGCTGTGATGGGGCACAGCAATATATCTTATTAACCTGTTTAAACGATGCGCTATTTGAAGATGAGGCGTATCAGTGGCTTTTGCCACAGGTTTATAAAGACACCAATATACCTGGCGGTTATTTCTGTAAGCGAGTTCAGACAATCCAAAAAAGCGACAATCAGGTTATCTGCATAGTTCATCACGAATACGACAATTAGAGCGTTTAAACAGAGTCTAGTCTGAAGGGTATAACGTGCCCTTTGGCCTGCACTTTCGCAGGGTTAATAGGAGTTAATAATGTCTGCTTTCACAGTCACCAACACGCATATAAATGCACTCGTGCGTTATGCTTCACGCCATAAACTAAGCGTTCCTTATGGTCATGTCTCAGTGCGTTTAAACGTATCAGAGCATGAGCAAGAAGTTGCTCAGTTATTGCTTGACGAAAATATTAAGAGCGTTAATTACAGGTATTCTGAAACCGAAACAGGTTTTATTGAATATGACCGAGGCGCACCCATACTCTCAGCCATTCAAGCGATTAAAGCGGCGCAGTGCTTGCGTTATCAGTCATGTGAGCACCCAACGTATGAGGGAAGCATTGCTCAGTTATTAGTTGAGGTCATTATTTCCGATGCAATCCCTCGTCTGGAAGGTTATAACGAGGCGCAGTGGGCAATTCACAGCACAGAGGTGACAGCATGAGCCAAATAACCATAACCATAAAGACTGATAACGATGCTTTTCAGGGCATTTCACCCGATGGAATGAACCACGAATTACCAGACATTTTAGAATCATTGGCAACATATATTCTAGAAAATAATGAATTGCCTGGTTCTATTTATGATTCCAATGGCAACAAATGCGGCACAGTGGTTGAGAGCGTTTAAACGATGCTTTATGCCGCCATTGCACTAATCTTACAAATTATCTTAAAACGTAAATAAAAGGAGTTAATATGAAAACAGTTTCAATCGGGTTTACCCGTGATGATGGGGATTTTGCCTTATTTGCCACACTTAACAATTTAGATGAATACTTTAATAGTTATGACTTTAAAGAGTTAATTCACGCTGTCGCATCTGAATTAAAAGCGGCAACAAATAGGAAAGTAGAAATTCTAGAACGTGAAGATGCACCTAGTTACATAACTTTGAATTGCGAGGTTTAACAATGAAAACATTTCAAATTTTTAAGAATGTATCTTATGAATATTTTGTAGAGGCTGAAACCTTGGAAGAGGCACAAAACAAAATAATAGAGGAAAACCCAGAGCCTGAAAGCGAAGAATTGATTGAATGGGTTTATCTTGACGAACATGACGGGGAAAACTGGAAATATGAAACCCTAGCAAATTCATAAGTTAGTAAGCACTCACTTAACACCGCCTTCGGGCGGTTTTCTTTTGCCTATTTTAAGCCCTTCTAATCCCTTCCATGTAGGGTGATTAGGGCAATGCTAAATTGTCGCCTTCTAGCCCGTTTTAATGCGTTCTTGGGCTATTCGTGCGGGTAATTGTCGGTGCTTGAAACAGTAACCAATCCGATGTGCCTCAAATCCATCTCAGTATTCAGCCCTAAATTGTAGAAATGAGCACCCCACATAATGCAAATTCTTACGCCTTCCGCATAACTGCCCTTGCCGATTGTTTTAAGAATATGACGTTCTGAGTCTGTTAATTTGAATAAATGCCCATGTAAATCGTCATACTTTGGCCTATTTGGTATCGGCTTTGGCATCTCTAAAACCCATTATTTGTTGTCTCCAATAATCCCCGATTAAAAGGGCTTCTGCTAGGTTGTTATCCTTTTTTCGCTTTAGAGGGGCTTCAGGCCAAAACATTCGGGCTATGTCTAGCGAATCATCTTTATCATGTATGTGATAAAACTTTTTCCACACTTGGGGGCGCACCATGTGGCAAGGATAGGCCGTTAATTCACAAATAGCCGTTATTGCACCGACTGCCCTAGCGAATGTCCACATTGCGCTTGATGACTGATTAGGCCGTGAATAGAGCATCTCAATGGCTATCTCTGCGCCTTCCTTTGGGTCTATGGCTTTCAGAAGGGCATTTTTTAGCACCATTGCACGAATATGCTTCTCCTCATGCTCAATCATAAAACACTCAAGGTAATTACCCTGAGAATCAAGCACACCGACTGCACCAGTTGCACTTGCGGGATCAACACCTATGAACACGCTCATTTCCAGAACCTTTTAAGCAAGTCTGTCGCAAAGTGTTTTTGATACTCTTTTGGTTCAGCCTTAATCAGTCTACGGGGCTTCTGAGGTAAAACCCCTTTGTAAACCTCTTCCTTTGTTCTGAAAAGGGTGAAGCACATATTGCACATTCGCCTACGATAGGTGAAATTCTCATGTTGGATTGTCTCTGTAATCCTGTTTTTATCTGATTGACACTTAGGGCATTTCATTCTTTAACTCCTGTATTTTGTTGGCTATCGAGATACCTAGAGTAGGAAAATCCTTCTTTAGTTCCTGAGTTCTCCATCGGGCTTGCTCTATCGTGGCTGAATTGAGAGCCAATAGAGCGTAATGGTTTATTAGGTAGGTTAGGAATGTCTCCTGTCCGTTGTAGGGCTTGAGTTGCAATAGCCAAGGGCATTGGGTAGCCTTCTCGGATTCTGTCGAGGATTCTGTTTGCGTCATTTATGGTCATATATGCCTTGGATAACTAGAAAATTCTTTTCTTAGTTTTGCAAGTTTTTCTAATGCCTCTCTTTTAACATCCTCATTAACTTGCGGAATAGAAGTCTCAATTCTTTTCGGTTGTTCAGGTTGTGGAAAATTTGGCCCATCCTGACAAATCTTTCTAAATTGCAAAGAAGATGGTGGCCTTTGAGGGTCAATATGTCTCAAGGCGTAGTCCATTATTGGTCGGTAAGTCAAAAATCTTCCCATAGTTCCAATCCATTCTTGGCGAATCAAATTTGGGTCAATTCCATCCCATTTGCGAGCAAAATCATTTCCATAAATGGCGTTCATGCGACCAAAAATATAGTCAAAACCTTGTTCCATATTACAAAAATCAGACATCTTTGCTCTCCTCTATCTGCCAAAACTGTTTTTTTGGTGCTGTAAGTCCATTGGTAAGGACTGCCATAGAGTTCGACAAGCGTTCAGCATTGGAGACTTTATCCTTTAC